TAACCATTACCTGGATTAGTAATAGTAATACCTGTTACTGCTCCGCCACTTACTGTAGCAGTAGCTGCAAGTCCTGTTCCTGTGTCGTTTGTAGCATTTGTAAATGTTACTGCCGGAGCTGAGGAATAACCTGAACCTCCTGCTGTAACTGCTGGTGTAAATCCATTAACGTATTTACCAGGACTTAATTTCTTAGCAGTCATTGACCATTCGTTTTCATCATAGTTGACCCAATCAACATCTGAATTGACTAGGTGTCCTGAGAATGCTGTTCCTTTCTTAAATCTGCAACGTCTAATATTGAACATTATGTCTTTCTTCTGCTCTGGACTCCATGTTCTATTGTTAGCAGATGTAAACATCATACCTGCATGAGGTTGTTTTGTAATTCTTTCTGTTGTTCCTTGTTGGTTTTCTCCTAACTCTGCAATCCAAAGATTGTATCCTTCGTCATCGTTCTCTGGTTTAGGAACAAAACAATATTCTGTATCGTTTCTTAAATATACAGGCTCGTTAAATTTGAACGAAGTTGGAACGAATGTAGTATTACCACCACTTTCTGTTGATGTGCTAATCTCATTAGGTTGTAAATATTTACTACCACCAGGAACAATTCTAGGTCCTGGAACACCATTAATAACTTCTCTAATTTGTAAGTCTACACCATTTGTTCCTGATGCTGGTTTTGTTTTGAAATATAGTAATATATCACTAATAAACACACCACCTTCTGCACCTTCTACTCTAAATGTTTGTGCTAATGGGTCACCAAAATTGATTGGAAGTGGAAACTCAAAATCAAAGTTCCATTCAAAATCTAAGATAGGTTCTATTTCTACTACCGGAGGTGGAGGGGGATCAGGTATTGGTGTAGGTGTAAATACAGGTAAGTTTATATTTGACCAACCAAGTGTTCCTAAATCTATAGGTCCGAAATCTATAGGCGGTATCTCAATAACATCTACCACTACTTCTGGTGGAAGAACCGGTTGTGCTGGTTCTGCAGCTGGGCCTGTTGGGCCTGAAGGTCCTGTTGGGCCTACGGGGCCTGATTGTCCTACTGGTCCTGGTATTCCTGGAGGTCCTGGAGGACCTACAATTTCTATTGTCTCTTGTATAATTACAGGAGCGGGTGGTGGAGGCATAGGTGTTCCTGTGCCTATTGAAATGTCTGTGGATACATCAGTTACCACCCTACTATCTGAGAATTGTGTAGAATTAACCGTTGCAGTTTTCAATGATATGATTGTGTCTTGTGTCTTTTGTCTTAAACCTGATGATTCGTAATTTGCTACTGCTGATGTTGTAGCACTTTTATCTTTGTTTATAGAACTGTCTGTAAGTTTAAATGCCTTAACACCTGTTCTAAATTGTCCTTCAGGTATTAAGAAACTTCCTTGAATTCTTCCATCAGCATCTGTTGTAAGTGCTCCACCTAATGAACCTTGATGAGGTGTAACATGTGATGAAATATCTTCTCCATCAAAGAATGGATAAACTCTTGTATTTGGTTTTAGCCTTGTAGCAATAAACACTACGGCTCTTGATCTCATAAACGGAGCAATGGATACGTCTACTACTTTTTCTCCTAAGCTCTGTTCTTCTGTATTAGCACTGATATCAATGCTAGTTCCTTGTCGGGTTTGTGCCTGCTCTGTCGTAACAGTTGTAAATAATGAATTCTGACTTGTTCCTGAACCTCCACTACCTCTACCAAATGTATTTAGTTCTTGTGTGCTTGTAGAAACTACGTTTGCTGCACCTGTGTTTTCCCATGAACCCCATTGTGTTCCCCAAGCATTTGACATGTTTTCCCATGCATCGTAGTTACCATCAAAGTTTTTAGTAACTGCTGGTTGAACATCTGTAGCAACAAAGTTATCTACATCTGGTGTTAATACAATATCTCCATAATAGTGGAATAGTAATTCTTTAACTAGGTTTTCTGTTTGTGATGCTTTAGGTTGAACAGCATAATTTACTACTTCATAAGGTAGTGTAATTACTGAACCTGTTCTAACAAGTTTTGTAAGTTCTGATTGATTACCTATATCTGTATGTGGCCTTAATGATATGTTTTCCATATCAAAGAATGGCCTAGCATGTTTCTTTTTAGGGTCAATAGATATCTTATAGTCTGGGTCTAATACAGCACCAATGTTATGTCCTGTCATTGGGTCTACTAATATACCATTTTTAAATCTATCAACACCACTAGAGTTTACGATTGTTTGTTCTTTTGCGTATGTTTCTAATAAATTAAGTGATGCGTAATACTCTAGGTTTTTAATTCTATTTTCTAATGCTCCAATATCTCTCATTGTAAAACGTTTGAAAGATAATTGTTGAACTTTGACAGCGTAATCAGGTCTGCCTACTTCCCTAGCTCTATCTGTTGATAAACAAGGATAAGGTGGCAAGTCTATAGTTGCCATTGTCATACATTTTTCTGGCTCTGCTGGTAATACAGGATAGTCTCCGTATGGACCTTCTACTTGTCTAATATTACCATCAAAGTCTAATATTACTCTTAGTTTTTTACCTTGATATCTTATGTAATCTGTTGTGAATGTTTTAACAGGAACAGGGTTTGTAAGTCCGTTACCTGGTCTGTCTACTACTTCTAATATGTCTGGGTTTTCTATTAAACTTCCTATTACACTACCGTCTGTAGGTGTAACTGTATCTAATATTCTAGGACGGAAGTCTAACGAATCTCTTAGATCAAAGTCTCCATGTTTGGAAGATCTAAATACTGGAATTTCTTCTGTTCTAATTGTAGATGCTGCTGGACTTGCACTATCATCTACAGGATAACTGTCTACAATACTAAACGTTGCTTCTGTAACAGTTTGTGAGAAGTATGAAAACTTAACTAACAAATAATCATACGTTGAAAGGTTTAGTGAACTACTTCCTTTCTTTATAATTTTAGCATGTCCTACTGCATTGTCTTTTTGTCCGTTATCAAATCTAAAATCAGACGTTACGTCTATACCATCTGTTAATGCTGTAAATGCTGCTGTATGTGCTCTAACTTCTTTTAGTTTAAATCCATCAGAAACACCTAGTTGATATTCTCCGTTTGTTCCTGCAGGGTGTGTATTTGTATTAATTACAACATACTTATCGTCTTGTAGAGCTTTAGCAACAGGGGCTGCGTCTGTTTTAAGAACATTTACATATATTCTAACATCATCAGAACCACCACCAATAGTTATACCACCACCTGCTAATGTAATAGTCATGGATTGTGAACCTGATAGTGTAACTGACGCTGCGTCTATATCAATTAAATCTCCTGCTGCAATAACATTTGAACTGCCGTCTGTAAATCCATTCTTGGCAACCATTACAATGTTAGCAAGTTTAATTGTGTCTGTTAGTTGTGAACCTGAAGTATCATAAGGGAATGTTTCATCGCCTGTAAGTGTAATTGTAACAGAACCTGTTCCTGCTGTTAATGATACATCAAACTCTTTTGTGTATTGGAAAGTGTGATCGTATGTGCTACCTGTATCTGCTTTTAATGTTTTAATATTATTATTAGGTAAAGCAAATATCATCTTGTTAGCAGATGCTTCTTTTATTTCTGAATTACCACCTACTAAAACAACATCTGCTGTTCCGTCTATAACACCATCTTCGTATCTTACACCTTTAATACTTTCTGAATTACTAGATGTTAGATTAATATCATATAGATAAAGTCTGTAAACAGCTGCTGTTCCCATAATACCGGAACCTGCTGTTCCACTTTCATAAGATAAATGTCTTGCCTTTGCTGTTCCTATTTTATTACCTTGTGCAACTGCATTGTTGTTTTGTGCTGTGTCATATAGATCTACAGTTCCACCACCATCAATATCCCATATACCTCTTACTTTGTTTATTTGTAAGTAGTTTCCATATGATGTTGAAATTGGAACACCTTCTAATGTTTGTGTTCCTTCTGGTTTTCTGATGATAACATTTCTTGTTTGGTTTAGTGTTCTTTTGAAACCGCCTACATAAGATACACCAGGTGCTACACCAATAACAAGACCATCTCTATTACCGCCTTGTGCTGCTGTAAATACACCATTGTTTGTTCCGCTATTAAAGTGTTCCCTAACACCTACTGTCATTCCTTTTACAACATAGTTACCTGACTCGTCGTATGTTCTGTTTGCAAGTATATCTCCTAATCCTGATAAAGGATTATCTACTACTCTATTATGGAATTGTCCTCCGTCTTTTACTTGATAATATAAGTAAAAGTTTTCTGGAATTGTGTCTGTCATTGATAATGACGTTAGACTTACGACAAGTTTTAATCTATCTGCTCCAGGTGCATTATAGTTAAATGAACCTTGTGCAGGGTCAAGTAATGTTGCGTCTGTTGCTGATGTTTGTGCAGTTTCTGTTACTAAGAAACCTACTTTTCTGTCTGCTCTTTGAGAAAATCTATCTTGTAAACATGAAATCTTCTCTGTTCTAATAAATGCGCCTCTGGCATATATTAGTCCAGGTTCCAATATAACTTCTTTTGTTCTACCTGCGTGTGCTGCTCTTGATGTTGTTGTATTTGCTGATGCTACGACAAAGGTGTCTCCATTTCTACCTGAGTCTGTAGAAGTAACTGTTAATGTTTCGCCACCTGCGAATGTCGTATAACTTGTGGCTGAATTTTTATAGTTACCAAAAATCTGTTTTGTTAATGGTGCTGCTGCGTTTGTTCCTGTTTCAACACCTGTAATTGTAAGTTTAAGTCCTGATGTAGAACCTGTTATTGTATCTCCTACATAATTTGCTAGTGTAGAATTGTCTACTGCCACTGCAGGACTGCTGGCATCTGTGTCTAAAATTTTAACCCAATCTCTAACTACAAGAGATTCTGCACAACCTGTTACTACTGCACCTTCTTGTAATACAAAACCGAAACCTTTTTCTATTTGATTCTGTAAGACAGTTTGTAACTGCGTAAGTTCTCTAGCCTGAACTGCTACGCCTGGTTTAAATAATACTCTGTGATAGTCCTTACTTGAACTATAATCGTCGTAGTATGGTGATGCGTTTAAATTTAATGCCATTTGTTAAAACCTAATCAATGCCTTTACTTGTTCTACTTGGTCCGCTGATCTTGTAACAGGTGATCTATTATCTAAATATATTACTTCGCCTGTTGCATTATCTACTTCTGGACTTGTTACACTATTTATACTCAAGCTCGTGATGTTTTGAGTAGTATTTGTTAAAGTAGATGAATTTGTTATTAATGGAATCTTAGCAGTTACATAGATATTATTTCCTGTTGTATCTAATTGTATAACTTGAAACTCTCCTCCATCGTTACTTGTTAATATGTCGTCAACTTCATAATTAGAAAGTTGACCTGCTGCCACATTTATTATATGACATGCTGTTCCTGTGTTACTTGTAAATACTGCAGGTGTTCCTCCAGTATCTAACATGTTTTTAATTAGTGCAATCTGTCTAAAGTCGTTGCCTAATATTAAATCTAGGTTATCATTATCTGAAAATGATACTGTAAGTCCTAGATTGTGTGCAAACAATTCTCTTGTTGCGTTTGATCCGTGTCCACCTTGTGGACTTATAATTGCTCTTCCTGCTGCGTTTACTCCGGGTGCTGATGTGTTTGTAATAACTAGATCTGCATATGAATAACCAGAACCAGGATTTGTTACCTTAATACTTGTAAGAGCACCGGTTGCTGCGTTTACATAAGCACTTGCTTCTGCTCCTGAACCATCTCCTACTACTGAAACATTTACATCTCCTTGGATATAGTCTTGTCCAGGGTTTGTAATAATAACTCTATCTAATGTTCCTGATATAGACGCTCCTTCTACAGCACTTTGTAATGCTGGTAAACTATCTGCGTCTCCTAAATTTACTGTAGCTGCTGCTCCGGAACCGCCACCTCCTACGAAAGTAGCAAAGCAAAAACTATAACCTGAGCCTGAAGATGTAATTGTAACACCAGTAACTGCACCACCTGATACTGTTGCTGTGCCTGCTGCTCCTGTTCCATCTCCTGCAAAAACGACAGTAGGGACACCTGTATAGCTTGTCCCTCCTGCGTCTATTGTAACGCTATCAACTTCTCCATTCACATCATGTGTTGGATTGCCTGTAAGTTTCCTAACAGGTATAAAGTCTGCGTCTAAAAATTTGTTTTGATCTGAGGCGGATATTTGGAACATAAATTTCCAATTATATCCGTCCGACAATTCAAATACTGCTGTTCCTGTGCTAGTTGGTTTGTTTTGAGAAGTGGCATTTGAATTATTAGATATACATTTATATACCTTAAACTCATCTGTCATTACATAAAAGTTTGCATCTGCTAGATTTTGTGCCTGTGAATAAGCTTGATTAGTAGATGAATAACTATCATCATACTCATCATATATTTCACCCTGTGTCCAATTTATACGTCTTGCCAACATACAAATATCTGCTGAGTCAATCCTTTGTGTAAACATCATGCCACGTCTAAAATCTGAAACATATTTGTCAGAATCAATAGGAACTTCTGGAGCAGTATCATCTGTCCAGGCTGTTGTTCTGCCAATAGCAAAGTGGAAGTAGTCGTTATTATTCCTAATATCTCTTAGGAATGAACGAGCCAATTCCACCCTACCTAATTTTCTTAAAACTAGCGCCATTAACTATGTTCCTTACGAAATAGTTACTGTCCAAGTAATTGTCATTGAATCACTTGCACCTTTGTTTACGACTGAGAATACAGTCCTACAAAGTAGAGTTCCACCTGAAGCTGCATTTAAAATACCTGCTTCTGTAATAGCTCCTGTTCCTGTTCCTGCTGCAAATGATGCAACATAAGCAACAGCGTTACTTGTTACGGTAGTTGAAGTTAGCGCTTGTCTAGCTGCCTCTGAACCTAGAGCAGTATTCCCAGCAGCTGCTGCTGTAGAACCTGTTCCAATAGCCATGTGAGACATAGCTGTAGCTGTAGCGTCCTTCATTCTAGATGCAATGTAGTCTAGACCAGTATCTACAACCAAGTTTTTTACTTCTTGTTTTTGTTTTAGATTACCGTCTTTGTCTTTGACTTCAATAGTGAGCTTACCTAATGCTCTGCTTTCATCTTTCTTAAACATTTTTGTCTCCTATTATGTTTATGTAAATGTCCAACCTGTTCCTACATAGTCCTCGGCACAATATACCGGGTCCCAGTAATCCTGCATAGAGCCTATACCTGTATCTTCTGCTGTGCTACTATCTGTAGACACTTTGCTTAAAGATTTAACAGCTGCCTCTGTAGCAGTTTCGGTTTCTGTTATTCCTTTACTTGTATTTATACTGTTTATAGAATCCGTTGCTGATTTTGAGTTAGAAACTCCTAAATTATTTGCTTTAACAACGGAGTCCGAAGTTGTAACACTATGTCCTAGTGTTTTGCTATATGCAATCGCCGGACTATCTGTGTTCGACGTTGCATTTACTATTGCTTTACTAATTGCCTTAGCATGAGATTCTGTAGCATTTTCGGTATCTGTAAATGCTATTGACAATGTCAGTGCATGAGATTCTTGTGCCATTTGGCTTTCAGTAAAGCTTCTGTTAAATGTCATTGCTACATTAGCAATTTCACTTACTGAAACTGTGTCTGCTGTTCCAGGAACACCTAGTATTCTTTCTACTTGTATAGATTCTGTAGCTGTAACTGAACCCAGACTTGTTCCTACATAATACAGGAAGTTGCCTTGGTTGTCATAATCGTTAGTATATGAACCTGTTCCTGATGCTGGTGTCCAATAAACATTATTAAATCCTTCATCAAATTGTTTGAAGAAGTGGTTTGCCAATGCTTCTGTTGCACCAACTGTTTCTGTAGGTGTTCTAAAGAAGCTAATATCTATATCATCCTCAGTAACTGAGTCTGTAGCTGTAAGAGCTTCTAAGAATGGTTTGGAAATGTGTTTAATGAATAACTCATCTCCTATGTTATAATCGTCTGCTGTATTTCCATCTGTAGAATCATTCCAATAACCATCTACACAATATGGAACTGAGCCTTGGTCTTGTCCTGAAACTGTTTCTGAAATATTACCCATATCAAATTGTATTGCATGGGCTTCTGTTGCGTTATGTGTGTCTGTGAGTATTTTAAAGAAATCAATCTTAAATGTTTGTGATGTAATTGCTTCATCATTTGAATCAAATACATAAAAATTATATCCTGTTGATTGAACTTCAAAGGTAGGATTAAATTCTATAACACTTCGTATTAATAAGTCTCCAAATACTTCCATACCTGCTGGGTGAACAGTATCTCGTAATGCTCTATTCCAGTTGTTTTGTTGTATTGGAGATTTAACAACATAAGAATAAGATTGAAATCTTTTGTTGTCTTGTAATACGTTTACATCTGATATCTTACCTCTATCATCTTTCCATTTACCTTCATACTCAAATAAGTAACCAGTAGTCATTGTAACTGTTACCTGTTCTCCTGTAGGAGAAAGTAAAGTTATATCTGCTGTTTCATTTAAGAATGTAGAACCTGGGTTGATAACTGTAAATCCATCTGGTAGTCCTGCTGCTGTAACAGATGTAACTCTTACATAAGCATCGTTGGCACCACCTTTAAATGTATAGTTGTCTGAGTTTGAGGAATGTTGAAAGAAGTAACCACCACCGGCTCCGTTTGAACCATCACCTGTTGTGGCATAACCTCTACCATCATCTCCTGTTTCGTTTACTAGGTAAACTTGGCCAACTTTAAATCCTGCATCTGCTGCTGAGCCTGAGTAAGATTTAAATGTTATACCTGTTAATACTCTAACAAGGTAGCCGTAAATATCGTCTTGTGTATTGGCTGCTCCGTCATCTACAACATATGATCTAACATCGTCTGTATGAAAATCTACTGTTGCTACTGTATAACCTGAGCCTCCTGCTGTAACTGTAACAGATGTTATTTGTCCATTTGCTACTGTGCAAGTTGCCGTTGCTCCTGAACCATCTCCACCTATTCTAATTGTAGGTGCTGCGTGATAACCTGCTCCTGCATTGCTTATTGTAACACCTGTAACTGCGCCACCACTTACTGTTACGGTTCCTGTTGCTCCTGCACCGGGTCCTTTTACACTTGTTACTGTTTCATCAAAATCTAGAACTAACTCAAAACGTTGTAAGGTTAATCCATTTGTTTGATAAGAATTCTTTTCTACTCTTGCTACTGTTGCGTTGTGTTGTTTTAAAACAGTAACAGAACCTGTTGTTTCGTAATAACGAACATCAATTTTTTTACCTTCTAATTCTAAAGGTTCTTTAGAACCTCCATGTTCCGCTTCTTGTAATTTTACTGCACGTTCTTTTGAATATATTCCGTCGGAAGGTCTTAATACAAATTTACTAGGATATGTTACCTCAACATTCTCACCATACATAACTCTAAAGAATGCCTCAATAGATTCTCTACTTCCTTTTGCTTCGTAGAAGTCTTTTGCTCTTTTATAAAAGAACTTTTTATCTAGTTGTATGCTTTTAGGAAAGTCACTTACTAGAGCCCCTCTCCATTTGTCTAAGAAGTTATCTGAGGCAGCATCTAAATCGTTTGTATAGTTTAATATTTCATCGCCTTGTTTGGCCTGTTGGTCCATAAAGGCATAATATTTTTCTAGGAATGTAACGAATATAGGATATTCATCTCTTACATATTCAGGAACTTGATCTCCTATTAATATATTTTGATTTCTTTTTTCGTATTGTATTTGACCTTGTGCAGAATCTAAAACTGCTGTCAATACTGCTTCTGTTGTAATAGTATCTGATGAGTCAGGTGTAATTGTAACAGTAGGTGTAGATGTATATCCTGAACCTATATTTGTAATGTTAATTTTACTAATAGCACCATTGAAGACTTCTGCTGTTGCCGTAGCACCTGTTCCGTTACCACCACTGATAGTAATCGTAGGAACATTTTGATAACCCGCACCGCCATTGTCTATTGTTATAGACGAAACGTATCTATAAAACGATGGGATATAATCCGACACTAGATCTCCTCTACTTCTGGTGTTGCTGTAATTACAAGTCCTGCTGTTGTATTAATAGTTGCATTGACTACACTATCATCTAATGTAAATACTGTATTCCTACTAGGTTTGGCAACCACTGCTGCTGTGCTTGTATCCGATGTTCTTATTAGTGCTTGTGTTGTAATATCTTTATTATCATTTTGTAACCCTGCACCAATTCTTAATTGTTTTTCTGTTCCTGCTAGAGCATTAATTGTTACTGCAGGTAAATTAATTGTTCCTGAATCATAGTCTATTGTTCCTACTTCTGCAATAATAGAACCATCTGCTTTAACAGCATTAACAACACCACCACCACTATACTTAGGTGCAACTACACCTGCATCAGGTTTGTCTATTAATGAAACTTGTTGAGTAACATTAGAAGAAGTTATATCAAAATATGTTGATGTTACTTCTCCAGGTTGTATTCTCTGATTAAACTTAACTGTATAATTTTTAGGTTTAGCAAGATCAGGTGTTATTCTTTTCTGTAATTTAGAATTAATATTTACAGATATAATAGAATCTGATGATGCTTTAATTAAATCATGCAGTCTTGTATTGTAAAAACTCTTATTAAGTCTGTTTAGACTTGTATTAAAGTATTCTGTTACTGCAACTTCTGCTGCGCTTTCTAATTGTCCTTTTGCTAGTGTTGTAAGTTTAGGGTCGTATGTAACTCCTATATCTAATGTAATAAATGTAAACTCTGGGTCTACAAATTCAGGGATAATTGCTACAGGTGTTTTAGGTTCTATAACCTGTGTTTTAATATTATCTTTGTCTGCCTCTGTAATAATTGTTCCTATTACAGGATTTAGAGATATAAACACCTTACCATATATAGGTGGGTCGTTCTTTTCTCCTCCCCAAACAGAAACAGATTGTATATTACTATTACTTGCTAATATAAGTGATTCATAATCTGATGATGTTACTGCTCTATCTCTTGTAGCATTAAACTTAGGTGCATTGTGTCTTATTTCATCTATAGATTCTTTTATACTTCCTGATACAGATTTAGAATGTGTTCCTGTTGTAATTACTTCTCCACTAGAAGTTAATGTTCCTGTCATTGAAAATGAACTGGCATTATTAGCAAGTGTTCCATTTGTATTTAAATAATCTACAATAACAATATTACCTGGAGTTAGTTTTTTACCTACTACACCATCTCCAAATCTAATTTGGAATAAGCCGTCTGCTCCTTCTTCTACAAAATATGCTAGTGTGTCTTTCTTAACTTTTAAGAAACTTGTTTCTTTACTATATGTTGTTCTTGTTAAATTAGTAGAAGATTCTTGAACTCTTACTCTTAATGTTGTAGCGTCTACTCTAGGATTAGGTATTACATAAGGTCCTATTTCATTTCCTAATGAAACGACAAATTCATTTTCTACTCTTGTTCCTTCTTTTACTGTAAGTCCAGGTAAAACAAATTGTGTCTTTGTTGCCGAGTCTGCACTTTGTCCTACATACATGCCATAGTTTAGCCCTGTGCTAATAACTGTAGAGTCTCCTGATGTTGTAGTTGTTCCTAAATTTTGAACTGCCTCTCTTTTACTACTGTTAGGAGAATAAAATGTTACACCATTATATTCTTTAAAATTATATGATGTTGCTCCTGTTCCGCCTGTGTCTGCTGCAACTGCTGCTGCCTCAGTTAAGTATATAGGATAATAATATCCTTTTCCTAATGTTGTATGAGTGCCATATAAAAAGTATGGACCAGCTCCGCCTGCTGTTGTAGCATTTGTGTTTACTGTTTCGTTAGGAAAGAAAGTATATGATGTTCCGTCTACTGTGGTATTAAATGATTGATTTCTACTTACCTCCATTGTAGTAGATGTAAAACTTGTTGGAGGTGTAACCACTAAATTTAATTTTGCTTGTGCTGCCCTATAAGATCTAGGTGTATATCCTAATGCCTTAGCAATAGATACTACAGACTCTCTTTTAATTGCTGTGTCTATAAAGTTTTCATTACCCAACATATGAGCCAACATACCATTATAATGTGTATTATATGCTAGTATGTCTAACAGAACGCTAAGTCCTGCTCCTTCAAAGTTGTAATCTGAAAACTCTTCTTGACTATTTAAATAAGTCTTTAAATTATGTTTGATTTGATCAAAATCTAATTCTGTTACGTTTAA